GGCCAACGATTTTTATTTGGCTTATCGCGCAGTACCGACAAAATCACACCCGCTTTGCCTTGGCTTAGGTTTTCCGTGATTTCGCTTATAGTTGCGCGGCGGTATCCTTTGCCTTTGGCTTTTTTGGTTTTATAACCCAATGCAATTAATGCTTTCGCCTGGCTTCGGGTTGCTGGCGCATCGTAATCAATGTTTCCGTGAATACGAGCCATGCGGCTGGCGCTCATTGACTCTGTGCCACCGTCTTGTTGAAATGCACCTATTCGCCCCACTTGAGGTGACTTATGCTTAAGCTCTAAACGGTTGGCGTTTTTCACATAGGGTTCTAATGTTCTGCCCATGCGTTTTAGCATCTTGGCTTTTTTACCATCGGCACGGCCTTGCATGCTGGTGCCGTCAACAGTGGTTTGCTGACGTATGCGTTTACGGGCCAATGCTCGTTCATAGCGGCCTAATGCTTTTAACACCCGAATACGTTTATTTGCGGGCAGCGATAACAGCAGTAACTGGTTTTTCAGGCTCAATGCTTGCTGTTTGTTTGGGGTGATAACTAAGCTCATTCAGCCCCCTTCTGCTGCACATCAACGGTTTCAGCTATGTTTAATGGCACTAATGACACTCGGTAGTGTTCGCCGTTAAATAGCACTGGGCCGTTGTCATCTGGTAGCAGTTCAATGTCATCCATTAGCTGTACTTCAATTAATACCGTCGCGTGGTCTTTGCTCACCACATCGATGTCCAGTTGTGGATCATCTAGGCCGTACTCGTCACGGGCCCAATTGCTGTCAATTAAAAACGCGGCTACCATGGCTAGTAAGTTGTATGGGTTAATGCGGCGGTGCGGAAAGCGTTCTAGTGCAATCACGGCGTTGTGTTTCCACTTCGCGACTTGATAGCCTTCGCTGCCTTTGTCTTCACCGTTGAGTATTAACGTGCCGTTTTCTTGCCATGCATCGAGATCGTTGGCTTTAACAATTGGCGATAAGCTTGTTAGTAAAAATTCGGCCAATAGCTGCAACTGAGTCTTGGTTTGAGTGCTCATAATGAATGCACTCCGGCGCGGCCAAGGCCCATCAATAAACGTACTGATCGGTTTGATTGCGCTAATATGGCGTCTTGCTGTGCTTCGTCGCTGGCTTTGTTGTTGCCTGCTTCTTTTTGGTCAACAGCAGAAAAATAGCCCAGCAAATCGGCATGAGAACGGGCATAAACAGCCCCGCGGTAAATGCTAATTTGCTGCGCACTGAAATCAGGCGCTAGACTGGCGTCTAAGGCAAAAGGGGCTTCCGTTCCCGGTGCTGTCATGATGAAACTAAGCAATTGCTGCTGTATTTCTGCCACGCTACGATTGAGCGAATCAGCTAATACTGATTCTTCAAAATATTCAGGGATGCGACGATGTTGGCGAAATTCACCCGTTGACAATGCAGGCCAGCCGCTATCGTTATCGATAGCAATGCTTTGTTGTTGTCCGGCTTCAAATCCAAATGTCATACATCACCTGTGTTAATTGGGTTCAGTTCGGTTAGCGTCACAGTGGTTATTAACAGTCACCTGTTAAACACTCAGCTAGCGAACTGGAGGGTTGGGAGTTGGTCCCTTGCGTTATTGGCCTTGTTCTTGTGACCCATAAGCCTCTAACGCACGTATTCGCATATCAATTTTGTTTCTTACTGTTTTCACCTGGGCATGCTTGTGCAAACTGGCCGCTTTTTCGAGTAACGCATCTGCTTGTTGCAAGCGGCTAATGTCGCCAACCTGTGTCGGTTTAATGTCGCCGTTAGTTGTGCGTAGTAATGCCAGCCCCGCGAATTTGTAAAACTTAGCGGTAACCGGTTCTGGCAGTTTCCAATCGTTAACCACGCGCTTAAACACCATGCTGAAATACGGTTCAATACTGTTGCCGTTTTCTGCTTGCACTTCTGCCCAATCAAATACCGTGTCGGCAATAAAACCTGCCCACTGGCGGCGAATACTGCCCGCCATAGGTTGATCAAGTTCGATAGCGCGAAACGCCAGTTCAATAGCTCGGCCAAGCTCACCAACATCAAACAGCCACACAATGCAGTAAGCAAAAATAGGATGGTCATCTACTTTGTCCTTTTGGTTGTTAGCGGCAAGTGCAGCTAAATAGTCGGTGGTAATGGGTAGCCACTTGGGCAGTAACACATCACGTTTATGGCTTACCTTGTCGCTGCGTCTTGCAAAGGCTTTTAGCCGTTTTAAATCCGTTTCAAGTTCGATCAGTTGTAAATGCAGGCTTGGGGCATATTTGCCGTTACTTGTCAGGCTTACTTTTTCGAGTTGCTTTTTGGCTTGACGGCTTTCTCGCCATGCGAGGATGCTGGCGCCGCCGACGGCTTTTTTAACTCTGCGGTCGCTTCTTTAATGTCGTTCGCTGAATTGGCAATACTGTCTGCGCTGTAGGCTAAATCGCTAGCACTGTCGTCAATGGCGCTGGCGCTTTGTTCTACTTTGTCAGCGGCACCGGTTACTGAATCGGCGGCATCGTTCACGCTGTCAGTAGCATCGGTTACTTTGGCTAACTCGGTATTAAGCGTGTCAGTGTTCAACTCTGCGCCCTTGGCGCTTTCGGCCTGTTGCTGTTTTTCAGCTTCACGGCGCTTTTTAAAATTGGCAATTACAGACATATCCCGTCCCCTGCTTGTTTTTATATAAGTGAATAACTAGGCACTTATTCAGTGCCTAGCCTTGGCTTGATTAAGGTTTGGCGCCAATATTCATGTTGGCTTCGTCGATCGCTGCATAGCCTTCGAACTCTTCAATGGCATAACCTTCCATGCGCCAATATTTGTCTTCATGCTGCTTGCGGTCTTCCACGTTTTCAGACTTGCGTGAACGCGTGCCTTTTTGGGTGTAAAGATGCAAGTTAGACGCTAAGGTCACAACAATGCGTTTACCTGGGAAGAACGGAGGGGTGTAAGCGCGCAAGCCACCAATGTTTTTATCCATTTGCTGCGCGGCGACTTTTTCGCTTGGCTTATCAGCTTGGTTCATCATGTGGGTTTGGGCTGTGGCGGTTAAGTCGCTACCCACTAACACCACTAGGCGTGGATCACTGCGAAGCGTTTTATGAATAAGGGTGTTTTTTAACTCAGTGACAATAGCGTCAAGGGTTTTGTAATCACCTGCGCCATCAGGGTCAAAGTACACTGGGTCGACCATGATTTGGTCTGGGGCTTTTTCTTTAACGATTTGATGCCAACCTTTGTTAACATCTTCGCCCATTGGGTTAGCAACAGGATCAGAGTTTTCAGCAATCGATGTACCGTTAAAGCCAACTCGCAACATATCCAGTGCAAAACGCTGTGTCGCATTTTGGCTCATCAACTGCATAAATTGGTTTGTTGAACCTGCGTTGGCCCAAACCGCTAATGTCGCCCAAGGCACTGAAGCGCATGAGTCAGTTTCAGTTAATTCATAGTTGTGACCATCAACACCATTGGTTGTGTTAAAGCGGCCGTCTTTTTTGCGACCAGTGGCAATGCCATAGTTACCCACCTTAACGACTTGGCCTTTAATTTGGTCAACGTCCATCATGGTGATCATTGATAAAAACTCGACTGAATCAAGCAAGGCTTTTTTCAGTTTGGTTTCCATTGGGCCTGTGACGCTAAATTGCTTGCTCACGTCTGCGGTTTGGTAATTGGTTGCCATGTTGGTGCTGTATGCAAGCAAACAGGCTTTTGCTAATTCGGTTAAATTCATGTGGCTATCTCGCTGCTAAATAAGTGAATTAAGTGGTTTAGTGGTTGTTAAACCACTTGGAACGAATCGCCTGTGCCAGATGCGTCTGGCTCTTGGCCATCTACTTCAGCACTTAACTTGTTGAACTTGGTTTCCATTGCACCGAGCTTTTCAGTCAGGCCAGTGAGTAAGGTTTCAACTTTGCTGAACTGTTCTGCACTTACACCTGGCGCGGTTTCGTCTTTATTTGCTTCAGTTTCATCTTTAGCCGCTGGCGCTGGTTCTTCTGGCTTTTTGCCAAAGGTGTCAACTTTGCTTTCAAGCTCAGTTAGCTTGGTGCCAAATGTTTCAAACTTGCCCATTAGGGCTTCAAATTGTGCTTTGTCCATTGCTGGTTCCTCGGTTGGGTCGGTTGCCGCGTTTGGCTTATTAAAGTAATTGCGTAGCATGGCAAACAAGCCCTGTTCCGTAGGCGTTGCTTGTTCAGTAATGAAGTCACTTTGCTGTAACTCTTCTAATTGGCTGTATTCGTGGTCGTGGTGGTTTTGACCTACTGAAAACTTGAGGCGGGTTGTACCTGTTGATGCTGGTGAGTCGGTAACAGCAATACCTTGTAAGTAGGCTTTACCCGTTGCTTTGTAATCAATGTTTGGCTCGATTGACATAAACAGCTTTTGGCCGTCTTTGTTGGCTTCAAGCAAGTAATCGTTGGCGGTCAACTTAACGAATAAACGCAGTTGGCCGTCTTTTTTAGCAGCTTTAACTTCATCTACTGTGCCCCAGTTTTTGCCCTCAAAAGGTGCCCATGATGAACGAAAATGTTCAGGCCAAATCAAGGCAGTATATTCATCCACTGAATATTGTGCGGCCATGTCTTCAATCCACTGTCTGGTGATAGTGCGACCGTCGACTGTTGCGCCTTCGGTTGCTGCGATAACCCATCCAGTTTGCTTGCCCATGTGTTTGCCTGCCTAAAGTCGATAAATGCGTAAATGCTGTTTAGGCCTACAGCTTAAGGCTTTGACAAGGTGCAATCACTTGGCAAAGTTCGGCGCAATTCCGATTTTTGCATTATCGGAACTGAGCCGATATTTAGTCCGTTATGAGTGCTCCGATAGTCAATACACTGGCAACATTAATCATTAACCCTGAGTGATATGGCCTACTCTCCTGAAATTCGTGAAGCCGCAAAACGGCTTTATTTACGCAGACACACACCTGATGAAATTCGGGACGAGTTAGCCCTGCCCAATAATCGGGTGGTGTATTACTGGGCCGACAAATATGGCTGGCGTGATTTACTGCGAGAGGAAGAAGTAGACGAGGCAATTGCACGACGAATTGTGATGCTCGCTGATATTTCTGATAAATCGGGTAATCAAATAAAAGAGCTCGACATGCTGATTGAAAAGCATGTGAAGTTGAAAAAGCAGCGCTTAATCAGCGAGGGCCATTCGTTTGGTTCCGGATCAGGTTCCAAGTCTAGTAATAAAGGGAAAAGTCCAAATGGTGGCGAACATGTAGGTAATGACGATAAACCACGCAAAGGCCGCAAGCGCAAAAATGATGTGAGCCATTTAAACGCTGAAGACTTTGGCACCTGGTACGCATCGCTTTTTGAATACCAAAAAACCATGCATGAAAACCTGCATCAGCGTATTCGTAACATTCTAAAAAGCCGTCAAATTGGTGCTACCTATTACTTTGCGGGTGAAGCATTCGAGCAAGCGGTATTAACGGGGGACCCGCAAATATTCTTGTCAGCTTCACGTTCGCAAGCTGAAGTGTTCCGCAGTTACATTATTGCCATTGCCCAAGAGTTTTTCGAAATTGAATTAACCGGCAACCCGATTGTGTTGCAAACCAAACACGGTGATGCCGAATTGCGGTTTTTAAGTACCAATAGTAAAACCGCGCAAAGTTATCACGGCCATGTGTACGTTGATGAATACTTTTGGATTGGCAAGTTTGATGTATTAAACAAATTAGCCTCTGCCATGGCGACTCACAAAAACTGGCGTAAAACCTACTTTTCAACCCCATCCACTAAAGCACACCCCGCTTACTCGTTTTGGACTGGCGACCATTGGCGCCAAGGTAAACCCGACCGTGAAGAAGTTGAGTTTCCCACCTTTAATGCCATGCGCGACCGTGGCCGATTATGCCCTGATAAACAATGGCGTTTTGTGGTCACCATTGAAGATGCATTGGCTGGCGGCTGCGGC